GGAGAATTCCAATCAAGATTGAGACAGACACCATTAGACAATCATGTAAAATCTATAATACACATTTACAATAGTTTCTTATACAGGAATGAACCAAAGAGAGATCTTGGCAACCTACAGGGATCACCTGAGGTGGAGAACTTCTTGAAAGATGCTGATATGGAAGGCAGAAGTTGGCAATCATTTATGAGAGATGTCAACATTATGAGTTCAGTGTATGGTCATTGTTGTGTGTTAATAGATCGTCCAGAGACAACGGTTGGCACGAGGGCAGAAGAACTTGAACAAGGTATCAGACCATACGCAACATTATACACTCCTGAGAACATAATCGATTGGCATTGGGAGAGACTACCATCCGGACATTACGAATTACAATATGTCAAATTCTTAGAACAAGATATAAGAACAAACAGGAAGTCAGCGGCTTACCATGTGAGAACTTGGACGAAGGATATGATATATCTTGAATCATTTGATTCAAAGAAGAAAGAACCATTAGAATTAGTAGAATCAAAAGTAAATCCATTAGGCGTTATACCTGCAGTATGGGTGTATGCCAACAGGTCCCCAATCAGAGGCATAGGAGTATCAGACATAGGCGACATAGCAGACAACCAAAACTTTTTATTTTCACTTTATTCAGAGGCAGAACAACTTATAAGATTAACAAACCATCCAACACTTGTAAAAGACAGAGAGACAGAAGCATCGGCAGGAGCAGGCGCTATAATAACATTGAGTGACACAGTCACGGCAGAAACTAAACCTTATCTATTACAACCAAATGGCTCAAACTTAGACGCAATATTAAAAACAATTGACGAGACAATAAAGAACATCGACAGACAGGCACACCTAGGCGCCATAAGGGCAATTGAAACAAGACAGATGTCAGGCGTGGCAATGCAATCAGAATTCATTCTATTGGACGCGAAACTTTGTGAGAAGGCCAAGAATTTGGAATTGGGCGAAGAGCAGATTTGGAGAATGTTCAGCCTGTGGCAAGGACAACCTTGGACAGGGTCAGTGAAATATCCAATGGCTTTCCATATCAGAGACAAGAACTTGGATATGGACCTATTACAGAAGGCGGCGGCCACACAGAGAGATTCAGCGACTGCCACTCCTGATGTGAAAACAATGATAGACGCAAAAGTAAAAGAACTATTAGCACAAGACGAAGAAGAACTAATGACAATGAACAATCAGCCACCACCATTGAAACTAGACATGGTGCATCCACCAATGGAATCGGCTGAAGACATGATTAAGCATATGAGAGATATGGTAAATGAAGGATACACCGACGAACAGATTTTGGAAATACATCCTGAGATAAAAAACTTCTTTGACAATGAAACACCACAAGATTAAATCCTTAAAAACAAGAATCTATAAGATAGAAAAACTTTTAGAGAGGTTGACTCGTAAATCTTCTCATAGGGTGAAATGCTTCTTTAAGGATTGGGTCGGATGGTGGGCAAATAAACTTAACATAGGAGGAATGACCAATGGCGAGAACAAGAAAAAGCGGAGGTAGAAAGATGAGTGGTTTCTACACGCCACCCAAGAGAATGGGCAAAAAAAAGAATCGTGGCGGCAAAAAACGAAGAGGTTAATTGGACAGAATACTTTGCTTCAATAGTGTCCGTGTGTCCTTGGAGCAAAGCATACTGGCGTAAGCAAAAGATCGATGTGTGCCGTTGGAGAGGCGAACACAAAGTCAAACCTTTGGGAGATTATGTGGCCAGGATGTGGATACATCCTAACGCCAGTGGTAATCGCCTGTGCAAACTACATTACAGATTGAACTTGCGAGACAATGAAGAATGGCTGTATTCACATCCACAATACAAAAGGCATTCAACACCTGTGCCTGTTCTCATACAGCAAGATCTCAAAACATTAAATAATGCAAGACAACGAACAGGACGAGTATGGATAGACAAATCCACAGACTGATTGTAAGCAAAGCAGATGTGCTACTGAACACGGTGGCATATCAAAGATGGAAACAAGGCGACCCAAGATATGTCGCAGGAAAAGGAGTCACAGATGGCGAAAAGAAGAAAAGTCCCAAAAGATAAAGCAACTGGTATTCCTAAGAAATATCTGTCAGGTGTGAAGGGCAGACAGCGGACTATGTTGGCAAACACAATGAGACAGATATCAGCATTGGCCAAAGCAGGCAAGCGGATACCACAATCATTGATAGACAGGAGGGTTAGACTTGGCAAAAAGAAAAAGTAGGGCAAAACCTTTAAGTTCAACAACCAGAAGGACACTACAACAAAAAGCAAACAAAAGTAGATTCACTTTCTCAACACTTAGAAAAGTGTATAGGAGAGGACAAGGTGCTTTTCTGACAGCAGGATCAAGACCGGGCATTGGTATGAACCAATGGGCAATGGGCAGAGTAAATTCATTTTTGAGAGGTAGTAGGAAACACGACCTAGACCTAAGGAGAAAAAGATAATGGCAAAATACCAAGGCAGAGATGTCAAACTTAATAAAGTTATGAGAGGTGATGTCAAAAAATTCAAAGTTTTTGTGAGAGATAGAAACACAGGCAACGTCAAGAAAGTAAATTTTGGACAAAAAGGAATGAGCATAGGCAGGAACAATCCAGCAAGGCGTAGGAGTTTCAACGCAAGGATGGGTGCCATACTGGATGATGTCAAAGGACAGAAGACTCTAAGTCCGGCATATTGGTCATTGCAGACTTGGAAAAAAGGATTCAAACTATGATTGGAGAAATAGATGGCAGGTGTAAAGAAAGCCAAAGGCTCACAGAACTATCATACCAAGTTCTACAAAAATGGACAGGAGTGGAAACCTGCTAAAGTCGTTGGTCCAAAGATGTATTCAAAAGGTTATAAATCTTATATGGCCGCCCAGTCAGTTCAGACTGGAGAATTATATAAGAATAGCCATGGTCGTATTGCTCCTTGGCATTCTATATCATTCACTTGCATTGAGCCTGATGAATTGAAATGAAAAGAAGATTATATCGGCAACCAGTTGAATCAGCCAGACACGAACAATTTAAAAAATTATGTTTAGAATATTTTTCTAATCAAGAAAAATTAATGAAGAATCCTTCTATGAGATTTGCCACCAGGGCAAGGAAGGCTCTTATTAATATCAAGTCTGTGGCACACGCCCTTGGACTTGAATTGCTGTCGCTCTATGCTCCATCACAGAATGAAGGAAAGGAACCTATCAATCCTTTTAACTACAAAGATGGTCGTATGAGCGGTAAATATAAACACAACGGGGTCAGATCAGACCTAAACAAAAAAGGAGAAAGTGACGATGACACAACAAGAATCATTGACAGACACTAAAGTTGAAACTACTGCTGTTCAACCAGAAGTCATTAAAAATACGCCATCGCAGGAGGAGGTATCAACAGAACCTAAAACCTATACACAAGAACAGGTAGATGCCATTGCTTCTAAAATTCGAAAGACAGAAGAATCAAAGGTGTTGAGAAGGTTCGAGGGTGTAGATGTTGAGAAGTATCAATCCTTGATTGCTAAAGAAGAACAGGCCCAAATGGCCGAGCAAAAAAGGAAAGGTGAGTTTGAAAAGATCTTACAGCAACAGGCCGAGAAAGCCAATGCTAGGATACAATCACTTACCGGAGAACTGACAAAGATCAAAGTTGATGGGGCATTGTTATCAAGTGCTTCAACAAAGAAAGCGATCAATCCTGAACAAGTCGTGAGGCTTGTGAGAGATCAGGTCAAGATGTCAGAAGCCGGTGATGTTGAGGTTATCGACATAAAGACTGGACAAACTAGATACTCTGACACAGGTGAAGCCTTGTCTGTAGATGGATTAGTAGAAGAGTTCTTAAAGAGCAATCCTCATTTCGTCCAGGCGGGACCAGCAGGTGGCGGTAGTAAATCAAACACCAACACTGATGCCTCTCTAGATGTTGATATTTCCAAACTGGATATGACAAATCCAGAACACAGAAAACTTTATGCTGAGTATCGAAAGAAACAAGGTATAAGGTAATATTAACAACTAAAGAAAAAGGAGAAGAATAATGGCTGGAGAAATCAAATCATTAACTTCAACATTAGATGATCTTTTAGCACCCATCGTCCAAGAGGCGATGTTCGTAGCATCAGAAAGATCAGTAATGAGAAACCTTGTAAAAAACTTTGCTGTGCCAAGAAACTCAGGAAAAGTTTTACAGGTTCCAATCTACCCGGCGCAAACAGCGGCGGCATTAACAGAAGCAGACGACATCACACTAGGTGCAATTTCTACTTCTAAAAAAGATATCACATTAGCAGAAGTAGGTATCGGAACAAATGTTTCGGACTTATCTCTAAACTTTTCAAGTTCAAATGTGATCGCTGATTTAGGTAAATTGTTCGGTGAGGCTGTTGCTAAGAAAATGGACCAGGACTTAACTGCTCTATTCTCAGGCTTCTCAACTTTCGCATTAGGTTCAGCAACTGACACTCAATCAGAGATGACAGCGGCTCACTTATTTGCGGCGGCGGCTAAATTAAAAGCGGCTGGAGTCCCAGGACCATACTTCGGTGTGTTCAATCCAAAAGCAATCTTCAACATGAAGAAAACTATGACATCAACATTCATTCCGCAAGGAAACACTGGCGTTGTAAACGAAGCAATGACAGAAGGATTTGTTGGTAGAATAGCAGGCATCGATATTTTCGAGTCTTCAAATGTTGTAGAAGATTCTGCTACTTCTTGTGTCAACGGCGTGTTCGCTAGAGATGCCTTAGGATTAGCAATGGGTCAAGACATACAGATCAGAACGCAAAGGGATGAAAGTGCCAGAGCGACTGAGGTGATTTGCACGGCAACATACGGTGTATCAGAATTACATGATTCATACGGTGTTAAAGTGGCAGTTGACTCAACTGTATCTTAATAACGATTGGAGGAATATCCTCTGCTCATATATCAAAAGGCCCTGTAGCAATATGGGGCCTTTTTTTTATCCGTAAATAAAAATATGGCAACAATAGTTTGGCTGAACGGCCCATCAAGACAAAAGTTAATAAACACCTTACCAAAACAGAACATAGAGATAGGTTGCAACTATATCCTTAATGATAGACAGGTGGATCATGTGTGTTGTTTCGATCAACCTATGATGAAAAAACTTGTTAGACAGCACGATGTAAAATACTGGACAAGGAACTACTACGCAAAACCAAACCAATGGAATGATGTTCAACCAATCGCAGGCAAGTTTCAAGTCAATGCACAGAATTCAGGCATATTGGCGATACAATTGGCGCACAATCTCACAGACAGAAAAAATGAAAACATCTATGTATTAGGCTGTGACTGGGGCATAACCAAAGAAACGGTATATGATTATTCAGATGTCAGAGGCAAGGCCAAACCATTGAAACATACCAATCATTGTATCAAGCATCTATACTATATGAATCAAACAGACAACAACATATTCGTGGTCAATGACCAACAACCTGATGTCACCATACCGGTTATAACAATAAAACACTTCTTAGAAAAACTACAATAAATAATAATATCAAGCAGGACTTGATAGTAATACATTAAAGAAGGACTTTAAAATGCCAACATTCGCAACTGATAACAACATCAAAGAATATGAACCTGATATTCACAAATACGGAATACAGGACTTTTCAGACCTACACGAAAAGACATACGACGACATAATTAGACTGCTCAATATAAAATGGTGGCCTACGCAACAATACGGAACCAACGACATTAGTGTTGTTGGCGGCAATCTCAAACTTACAAACAGCAAATTAAATGCTAATCAATTTGTAAGGGCGGCCGTGTATCATGTGTTGGCTTATTACATCTATCCGAGACTATCTACTTTTGATCCAGATGGTGATGCTTTCACAAATAAGATGAATTACTACAAGTCAAGATTTGAAGAAGAATTTGATCTTATTTTAAGAGACGGCGTCCATTACGATCTTGATAGTTCAGGAACATTCACGGATGCTGAGAAACAATCATTTCATATGGGGCGTTTGATTAGGTAATGTCAGCAAGAGAAAACATCACAAAGAACATAGTTGATCAACTGGAGAACATGACAGATCCGGCTGTGGCTCATGTGTCCAGAGACAAGTTTGATGTGCAGAAACTTGCCATCACACAATTCCCAGCGATACTGGTTGTCACACAGAATGAAAACAGGATTGACCTAGCAACTGACCTAAGGCAGTCAGACATAGCAATCCAACTAAGATGTTATGTGAGAGGCACACAGATTGATACTTTAAGGAACGAGATAATTGAAAGAATTGAAGAGACACTAGAAAAATCTAGAGACAGAGATATTACATTGGCACAGGCGAACATACACAATGTCAAGACAACCATATCAAACATAGAAGTCATAGACAGAGAACTGCCATTGGGCGAAGTGGTCGTGACTGTTAATGTAATATACACATATAAAAAAGGAGTAGTATAATGGCTACAAAAATGTATAAAGACGGGAAATTCACAATGGTCCGAGGCATGGATGCCAAGGCACATTTGGATGATGGTTGGACCTTTGAACCATCTAAGACATCAACACCAAAACCAAAGAGAAAATACAAACTCAAGGTCAAGGATGTTGAGGTAATAAAAAATGATCCTATCAAAGGTGAGGATCAAAACATTGAGGAGATAAACAATGGCGACTAATACAACTACCTATACAGGTGAGTCAGGTGTTGTTAAGTTTACGGACAATTCTTCATCTTCTGTAATCAATGTAGCATCAATCAGATCTTTCACAGTGGATCAAGAGTTGGATGCAATTGAATCTACAGTGATGGGGTCAGGTGCAAGAACTTATATCCCTGGTCTAAGACAATTCTCAGGAAGTATGGACATATATTTCAGAGATGAGTCTGGACAAGGAAACATCAACTTGTTTGATGCTGTCAACGAAGGGACTACAACTTCATTAATTGAATTGTATCCATCTGGTGAGACAACAGGTATCAAACTATCAGGAACAGTGATC